GACGGCCCAGAGTCAACAGTGATAATAGCTTTGCGAGCGCGTTTCATCAGCGTGTAGACCCACGCAATACTCCATCCGTATTCGTGCTTCACTTGACGACTGACGAGTAATGGCTTCGGATCGTTCTTGCCACCGATGATCGCGATCTTGCTAGACGCTCCATACGTGAACAGCAACGCTTCAATCAGTTTGACATAGTTCTCAAGCGGCCACGTGCGTCGAAAGTCGTTTGAGAACGGCGCAATGATGAAGTCGTACTCAGGCACAAGCTCAAGCTCATTACGATTCGTGCCGTCATCCAGATACGCGCCAACAGGGATGTAGTGTGGTGTCGGTAGATGATCACACTCGAATCCAGCTTGTTCCAAATACTGTAGGATCAGATGCTTGTGTCGGCCATACTTCTGAATGAGCTTATGCACGTTGAGATTGATCAGGTTGATAAATCCATGATCCGGTACGCGATCCATAAACTGTGCATTGAGTGGGCGCATCGGTAGCTGCAGTTCAGAATTACCGAAGTACAGATAGATGAAAGGACGTTGACGCGCAATCTCTTGGATCGCCACCATCGCCATCAAACCATCGCCAAGTGCAGTATCAGTGCAAACCACAAAGTCGCGGATCGAATCGCTCACTTAGACTCCAACGCATCGTACGCGTCCCACTTGTCTTCACTCTTGCCGAAGTATTGCACAACGACACGCACATCACGCAGTCCACGTGCTTGCGCATCACGCACAAGATGACCACCCTCACTAAGCGTTGGTGTACCATCAGGATTCACTTGAACAGTAATCATATCAGCACGAGGATTTGCTGCGCGCAATTCATCAGCCGCAGCTTTGACCTGTGCTTGATGCTCAGGTGTTACATCCTTGTCCCACGTATCGAACTGTTCTGCAGTATAACGTCCATGCAATCCAGCTACAAACGAGGTTGGTAGTTCAACAGGACGCTGATAGTACGCAGTAATCGAATCGTGATCACCAGCTTTGCCATCAACCTTCGTCAACCCATAGTACGAATCAAATGACGCCTTATCAGCGAACTGCAGACGGCCGGTACCCATGTGATCGAATTCAGCCATCGTATGCATGCTGCCTGGGCTAGTTTCCACCTTGGTGACGACTGATCCCGGATTGCCTTTGTGCAGGTAGTCTTCGTACTTCGCAAACTGTGCATCGGTGCCGCTTGCAAGAATCTCGACCTGATCAGATGCTAGATTGCGCACATACGCTTTGAGCCCAAGATCACGTGCTGCAACAAGCGCATTCGCACGGAACTGAACGCCTTGCACACGCCCAGAGACAAGATAATGATTCGATGTCTCACTCGTTGTGCTGCCACCACGCAATCCAGGACGGCCGAGATGCGCGTAGTTTCCTGATCCTGCTCCACCTTCACGCAGTTTTGGTGAGGCGTCAAACACTTCACGCGTTCCGTCAGTGTAGTATATCGTTGAACGACGGCCATAATCGCAACCGATACCACGCACCTGCTTACCGCTGACAGCCGCTTCTTGCATTGCGGCAGGCTGACTTGTGCGATACGTTGCAACTGTCTTGAAAAGTTGACGCGCTGAATTAGGAATAGTACGACCGTTGATATACGCAGCGTAGCACTCAGCGAAGTATTCCCACTTGTTTGTAGCAGCATAATCCGAAAAATCTGAATGCTCCGCGCCGGAACGTACAAGTGCGCGCTGCGCGTTCCTAAAGTTCTGATACGATGCTTCAACACGCATACCAAAAGTCGGATTTTTAGCTTCGATTGCATGCTCAAGCACATGACCTAGTTCATGGTCAACAACCGCACGTTCATACCGTTGCTGGCTAACTCCATCTTCTTTACCAATATCATCTGCAATCCCCATTGAAGGCTTAGTTGATGCGCGCTCAATCCAATTATCGACTGCAGGCTGATTCATAAACAAAGACGACTTACCGTAACGCTCTTCAAGTGTCAGTCCAACATAGCCACCCGCAACATCGTCAGCAATACCACTGCGACCAAGGAATGTCGCTTTTGATGCTGACGCAACAACATCCAAAGCTGTTGCAAGAATCGGCACAGCAGCAGCATTACGATCAATCTCGCTTGTGATAACCTTTGCTGCATTTGGATCAATGGCTTCAGATACTGCCGTATAATCAGCCTCGCCTCGCGGGTCGCCTTCAACTTTTGCCCAATGTCCCTTAATCACAGTGCCTGCATCAAAATGCGTCACATAACCCGCTGCTGATCCACCACGTACGCCCAGACGACCAACGTGCCCGCGATCACCTGATCCTGCGCCACCCTCACGTACACGTACCTTTGATCCCTGTGCAGTACGGAATTTGCTGAACTCGTGCATAGCATCAATGTATGAACGCTCAGCCGTACGCCACAAGAAGTGTCCGTACAGCTTGATGCGCGCACGGAATGATGCGACATCCTGAATCACTGTATCTGCTGTCGAGCTATCCAGCTTTGCGATCACATCAGGCAGCAGTGAATTTTCCAGGTAGTCCTTGTTCTCTTTTGTTGCCTGGGACAGCAGATAGGATGAGCAGCGCACGGGCGTATCGTAGCCTGTGATCCATCCCCGCATCTTCAAGTCTTTGAGCGCGCGTTCGAATCCTACGTTGGCTGCAGCTTCGATGTTCGTCTCAGCAATGCGCTGTAGATCAGCGACCATGTTCGCAACGACGACCTGATGATGTCGTGAATCACCAACACTGATTTGCAGCTTAGGTACATAGGAACGCATCGTCAGCCACAACGCACGTGAGTAACGCTGGATCATTACTTCCAGCGTCACCACGTACTGTCGGCGAGCGTATTTGACGATCTTGGCTACGCTTTTGTCTATAGCCTTGATCTGCGCCTCAATCAGATTCAGACTCATCCAAATTGCGCTTCGTTGACTCTGCAGCTTCTTCGAATTCGCGCACCACGTCAGGGCGCTCAAGCAACAGACGCGCTAGATCACTACGGATCGTCATCATTGGCCCAATGGCTTCCTTCAGTACGACACCGTAGAGCGCCGTCATCATCGCTTCACGCTTCTTGATGTTTGCGCGACCTTCGTTGGTCATCGGCGAGTTTGCAGCCTTGCTGTAGCCATTCGAAGGCGATGTCGGATTCGGTGGTGTACGCGCTGCACGATTGACAAGGTTCGTCTTCGAATCACCACTGTTGGGCTTCTGACCGGGCGGCACACCATTCCCACCACCCGCACCCGGCTTAGCGTTTGGATTGGGCTCTTGCTTCATTCCAGCGACTACAGGTGGTGCAGGTACGTTGAGCAATGGCTGTTGGGCTACAGGCTGTTCTGCTTGATTCTCTTCTTGCACCGCTTGTGAGATTGCAACATCCGGCACGTGCTTGTTGTCCTGTCCAAACACGTGCGCAATCGACATACCCTTCTTCGCTTCATCAACGATCATCGCCCACATCTCTGCGAACTCATACGTTGTGATGTTCAGTTCCTTGGCAGCGAGCGTTGCAACGATGGACTTGGGCAACCACTCCATCGCTTCAGCAAGTGCGAGGTCCTTGAGCTTCGCTGAACGATCTTCTTGTGCAATAGACGGGAAGCTGAATTCGATCAACTCACGCGAGAACTTGCCCGTCTTCTTAATCGCCTCAATGCGCGCTTTCTGCTCGGTGGTGAGCTTCTGTGTCTTCTGCGCAGCGAGAGCTTCGCGCTGTTGTGCAGGCGGCTTGTCGCGATTCACATTGACGAGTGATGCACCATTCGTCGTCGGCTGCCCAGCAAGTGCCAACGTCTGTTCATGTTGCATCTGAGCCTGCTGCGCAGCTTGATCCTGTTGCTGCTGCGTGTAATCGTCGTTCTTCTTTTCCATCTCCTTACGCTTGTCGTCCATGTCATCCATCGTGTCATCTTGGACAGCAAGCCGCTTGACTGTACGCGCATCAGCCAGCACTTCATCAAGATCAATAATTCCAGCATTGGCAGCGTTCGTGATCACACGATCCATGAACGTATGAGCAATCTTTTCGATTAGCATCTGCCGCGCTTCGTAGCGTTTGGTACCGGGCTCAGTAGACGCAAGGATTCCAGCACGTGCGCCCTTACCGCTCGTGCCAATGAATTCTTTCGGTGTCCCAACGCCCGTAGCAATAGTCGCAGTCAGATGGTCAATGTCAGGTGATGCATCATTGCCGCGCATCTGCGAGGACTGCGGCTTCAACTCCATCGCCTTCGTATGGATGAATGTTGCACCAGGATTGAACGGGTCAGGAAGCTGGGCTCCAATGGACTCGACATCCGCCTCGCCCGATGTCACCAGCACATCCCACACGAACGCAGCTTCCAACTGACCTTTGACTACACGCGCGTTGAGCAAATCCTTGTAACGCTTGAGCCAGCCCAGCACACTGAACAGATCAGTACGACCGCGCTTCTCCCACGCGCAACAGTTGATCTTAACGTGATAGCACTGATCAGCGGGAATCTGACGAATGATGTATTTGACCGCTGCGGGCTGCTTATCAGGTGGCGCACCCGTGATGTAATTCTGATACGGTGTGCTGTACTGCTGGTGGTAGTAGTAGACTTTCTTGAAGTCTTCGGGGTCAGTGATAATCTCCCAGATCGTAGACGGATCGACAGTGCGATAGTCCGTCAAACCTTTCTTGGGCACGTTGTCGTACCACTCGTTGATCAACTCCCCGCACCACCACAGATCATTTGCAATCTGCATGAGGTCCGAATAGAAGTCGGTACGATCCACAAACTCACGGATCACTTCATCGACTTCGATATTCGTACAGGTATGATCAATGCCACGACCCAGCGTGTAGTAGGTCGTGAGCATAATCAACTGATGCGCAAGTGGATTGTGATTGTAGGCTTCGAATGCTTTCGCATGCATGTCGAGATATTGATACAGGTACAACTGCTTCGACCACGGACCACCCATGATCGGAATGTACTCCTGACCTAGATCGCGACCACTGCCATACTGTGAGCCTGGGCCACGGTAGTAGTCCTGACCGTAGCCGTCGTAGCCGCCGCGATAGCCGCCAGCGAATGCATCCTCGCGCAACAGATCGGCTTCGCGCAGCTTCGTCTTCACTTCATCAAGCGAATGACCATCACGAATCATACGCATGGATTCGGTGAACATCTCGCGCGCTGCATCATCAATGGCACGATCACGTTCATACACATCAGCTTCACGCAATGCCCACGGTGGTGCAAGGTCCAGATCGTCTTTGTCTTTGCCGTCCTGTTGCGCTTTTGCAATCGCTTCAAGCAGATCAGACTTATTGACGTACTTCTTCAGACGATAGGCTTTGCCGTCAGCACTAACTTCGTATAGCTGGGCTGAGATGGCAGCAATCGGAGTGCCGTCAGTATCCTTTTCGAACGTCATGTCGAACGGACGCAGATCAGGTGTTAGCAGTCCTTCGAACTCTTTGTCGGGATCGTAGCTCTTGGCCTGAACGACCTGCGACTGTTTCGACCAATCAATGCGCCGCTTTTCCTGCTGCACTTCAACCATAGTCGAAGCGGGCAATGCATGCGGACGGTCCACTAACCCGGCCGCTTCCAGCACATCTGCGATGCGCGTAACGATGCTCATCAAAAACGACTCCCACCTTCGTACTTACGTGCGTATTGGATACGTGCTGCTGACTTCGGCATTACGGTAATTGCAGTGGCTTTCAATCCACCGTAACGCGACATGGCGATTAGGCTATAGCTGTTGGCGTGTGCAAAGTGATCCTCGCCAAGCCGCTTATAGACGGCCTTGAGGATCGTTCCATCTTCGTCAGCTTCGTTCACCCGACCTAGCGCGCATAGCTGGCTGATGAACTCGCTGGTCGTGCTTTGTGGAAGCTCAATCTCATGCCGACGAACCTCATCGTACATTGCATCAAGAGCTTCCGTGCGGTTGACAACAACCTGCCAATCCTGATTCTCTTCGCGCTTCTTCTTGTCATCAGGCTCCGACCAATTATAGTCACCGCGCTGATTCTCGTTGTAGTAGCACATGAATACACGACCAGGAAACCGCGCTGCTACTTCACGCGCACTATGTTGATTCGGTACACCGTCAATCACGCACAGCGTAACATCGTACTTGCGTATGTAGTAGTCCAGATCACCGAACAGCTTGACTTTGCCGATAAACAGCACACGACTCTTGATAGAGAACTTATCCTTCTTACGAATCACGATGTGCAGGCCATCACCCTTTTGGTCTACACCCATATAACAGTTCTCTTCTGCATGCATCTCGTAATCACGAATGCACGATTGCACCATTGTTGGCGTTACACGATCATCAGCTTCGGTAAACGGAATGCCCAGCTTCGACCGATAGAACTCAGCGCGCCGACGACCCTCCGTGTACTCCTGCATAATCTCTGCAAGGTCCATGTATGACGAGTACAGACCGCAGATATGATAGCCACGGATACGCAATGCTTTCGGATTCTCTGCAATCCACACACCATACTGCGTATCAAGCGTTGACTTACACTTTTTGCAAATCAGATACGCTTCAACTTCGCTAACAATGCGCACACAGTCAGGGAATTCGAACTCCATGATGTTCTTCGTATCGCACTTCTTGCAAATCAGATTCCAATACCGTTTATCAGACTTCTGAAAGTCGCGGTCGATACCATATCCCTCAAACGTCGGTGTAGACAGTTTGAGCCGCCACTTCAGACGCGAGTGATTCAGTCGCTGATCTGCGAGTGCTTCAGAGTCTTCACTGACTTCATCAAGCTCATCAAACACCAGGAAGTCAGCAGGTACTGACTTCATCGCGATGCTTGAACGCATTCCACGAAAGTACATCCATCCACGACCGACCTTGCGCAGCCCTTGTGAGTCATTACGCGCTGTGATCGCTTCAAGATGTGGCGATGCTGATAGCAGTGGTGCAACACGCGTCTTTGAGAACTCTTGAACGTCACTATCAGTCGGGAAGAAGTAGATCACATTCTTACCCAGCTTGTCGCAAACGAAGAAACTCTTCGCCATTGCATACACGCTTGCACCCATCTGAGCCGACTTTTCAATCACCATGTACTTATGGGGATCGTTGTAGATGTCGATCAGATAGTTGTGTCCCTTGAAGCTGAAACGCTCCTCGGGATCATCGCCTATTCCGTAGATATACTCGCGAGCATAGCCAAGGATCGTGTTCTCAATGGCAAGCTGGGCGAGTTGATTGGCGTCGAAGTTCATTTAGTCGAAGCCGAACGGGTCCTGAAACGGTTTGCCGGTGATCTTAGCCTTTAGCCACGCATACGGCACGATGACACAGATCAGTACGATTCCCCAGAGTGTGATGAAGAAGCTCTTCACGAACCGACTGTCTCCCCATCCGCTGACCACGTGAATTCAGCAACGGGATAATGAGCTTTGCAACCTACACAGTACGTACCACCGTAGAACTTCGGATCACGCGCATACGTTTCGCTGAGTGCATCGCCCATGCGTGTTTCAGCACCGCACTTGGTGTGAACGTACTTGTTGCGAAGCGGTCGCACAAAGCCCTTAGCACGCTCCTCACCCGACAGTACAAGATACTTTTCTTGCATGCCGTCCTTACCAATCTCGCGCAGGCCGGGATCATTCGGATCGCTTGTAACTCCCATTAGACTGCTTCTTCCTCGTCTTCATCGTGCGGAGTGACGTTGATAGGTTCTTCTACAGGTGGCAGTCCGTATTCTTGTGCTGCAGCAATACGCGTGATCGCTGCAATCTGCGCCGGATTGAGGCCCTTGAACTCGTGCGAGATGTGCGTCGTATGCACTTCTTCACGCCGCTCAGTCGGATCGCCCAGGATCAACGCTTCAACCTTGATCAGATTGATGAAGTCAGGCAGATCAACGGTAATCTCGCCCTTCTGAACACGCTCGTAAAACTTCTCTTTGAGCGTATTTATCGAATCAAGTGCTTTGCTGATGCGCTCGGTGTGAACCGGCACCATCTTCTCTTCAATCGCTACACCGATAGCGTGATCCGTGCGTAGCGCAAGGTCAAACCACTTGAACTTCGTTGACCAGCGTTTGAGTTGACTGTCGCTGTAAGACTGACCATTTGCAGTCAGTGTGTCTTGCAGCTTGCGCAAAGAGCGTTCATGTCCAAGTCCACAGAAGACTTCGAAGACGGCACGTTGCGTACCATCCATGAACGTAGCTTCAATCTGCGCTCCCAAAGAGTCCGAGTTGCTCGGGTTCTTCTTCATGCGACACCTTCTGCTGCCTTAGCGTCGGTGTCCAATTCGTGTCCGTGTACGGTTTGAGACTTCCGCCGTTCAGCCGTTGCTCGACGTTTGCGTTGCTTATCGCGCCACGTGAGCATGTTGACTCGTTCTTCACGAGGGATAATCTCGTGCGCTCGACTGATGTGGGTTGGATCAACGCACACCTCGTGTTCAAGTACGCGGTGATATTGCGTACGCGAGAGAACCGAATACTCGCTGGGCGGATTCGCTGCTAAGAGCTTATCAGCGGCGGCTTCGATAGGGGATAGACTCACTCTCCCGATACCTCGACATAGCGTTGTTGACTGCCGATGTCGTCTTGCCGACCTTTTGCGCAATCTGTTCCGGTGTCAGTCGCGGATCACGCATGACCTCAAACATCCACGGGAACCATGTCTTAGCTTGCGTTTGTTGATCGCCTTGCAGATACGCGAGGATCGCTTTGAGTCCCCGGTTCACTGTAATGTAGACAACGCGCTGACTGATGCCTAATTGTTTTGCAACGTCAGACGCTTTTGCATCGTCAATCAGGTGAAGTTGAATCGCTCGTCGTTGGTGGGGAGTGAGTACGGAAACCGGATGTGATGGATCGTCGCCCATTGCGCGACGAAGGTCCAGAACGATTGAGACTGAGGTTGAGTCTCCCATGCCCTCAAGCGACCGGAAGGAACGCAAGGCTCTCCGCAGGGAGCGTAGAGACACGATCCGGTAGCTATTCTGGCTAGGCATTGGTGACGTTCATTGAACGCGCAGGGCTATCCTTTCGTCGTCGCCTGGGCAGCGGCTTTGTAGACCGCGTGAGTGATGTTCTTGGCGTCGATGAACAGTGGGATGCCGGTGCGGCACGGGTCCATCTTAATCCCTTCCGAGGTCCGAAAGCAACGCTTGCATCCACGGATGTGACGATTGAATTCAACAAGACGCCGCTCAACTTCGCGATTGCATGCATCGACCCACGCACACAGCTTGTCGTAATGATCAAACGTCAACAACGGTTGATCATCTAAGAGCAGATGTAGATAACCGTCCTCACGCTGATAGTAGTAGCATCCACCATACTGCCCTCTACCGATAGGCCGGGTCGGAGTGATGGACGGTCGTCCCATCTGAATCTTGATGACGGTCTGCTCCACCGGATTCATTACGCACTTGTCCTTTCGTCTGCCGCGCTTCGCTCACTGTGCGCACCACAAGTTGATCTTCAAGATCACGTACACGCTGCTGTAGCACCGCACACTGCTTGTAGATCGCTGTCTCTTCTTTTTCTGTCAACAGTGCTAACAGATCATAGAACATGTTGTCCGGTATAAGGAAATAGTCACGCACCGTATGCATGCGCACGAACCGGACTGCAAGAACAGCAGGAAGCCCAAACGCCATTGCCTTGCGAACCGCTGTATCCAGCCATCCGTACTGCAGACTGATCTGCGCATTGGTCGTACACTTGCATTCAACATGCAGATGTCCGGGTACTGAAACATCGTTTGGTGAGTGCGCTTGATTACCACTTCCCGGCTGTCGTCGTGCGTTCCCGAATATCGTACGCAGACGATACGCGATGTCATTCTCCTGTTGCTGACTCAGCGTTAGTCGCTTCACGTTCGAGCGCATCATAGCGGTCCATCAACTCCTCATCGGGATCGCGGTAGTCATCGTCTTGCGGACGGAAGCCATCATCCTCACCAAGCAGTACCTCGGGCACCATTGCTGTCGCGCTCATTTGTAAATCAAGAGCTTGCCGAGTCAGGCCACTTAGTGCCCCAAAGAAGCCCGGATCGCCCTCCAACAGGTCACGTAGCTTGTCTTTGCCGCCCTGCATGCGGGTCAGCCCGTTGACAATGAAGCCCTCGGGGAAGGTCATCCACGATCCACTCTTCACGACAACCTGCGTCAGAATTGCAAGCTGGGCAAGCTCGTCATACCGATCAAGGCCGACCACTGATCCTTCACTGTAGAGCTTGAAGCTGCACACGCGACCCTGCTTCGCGTTGTTCTTGTTCTTGCGCACACGGACTTTCGTCTCGTGCCCAACCTCGGTGTCCTTTTCAACGTAACCGTTGTCGTTCTCAACATCAGCTTTGAACGTATCGCCACGGATCACTTCGACTTGCGATGCTGCAAAGAATGGTAACGCGCGTCCACCTGTGCGCTTATCGGCAGGCGGCTGTCCCTTGAACGTGCGTCCACCGATGTTGTCGCGCATCTGCGACATGAAGAACAGCGATGCGTCACTACGTGCAACAAGTCCGGTACCAACAAGCTGCCGAAGCACACTCGCCATTCCGCGAGCAGTGTACGCCATCGTTGAAGCTTCTTCACCCTTAGACTCCTTGATATCGAACTCGGCTTTCGACACCATCGCCGCTGTGCTATCCATCCCAATGCATGCGAACGTCACTGCACGAAGTTGCAGCTTGAGCATATCCGCTGCCCATTCAAGAAACATCGGACCTACCTCAACACTGAAGTTCTCAGCGCGCACTAACAGCAGACCAGCCGGATCACCGCCAAGCGCCTTGAAGCGTTTAGGATCGTGCGTACCTTCGAAATCAAATAGTACAGACGGCTTGTTCTCAGTACGCTGCGCTTCGACTGCAGCCATCTCAAAGAGCAACGTCTTACCCGCTGACTGCTTGCCGATCACATCAATGATCGTAGACTTCCCCCAACCTCCGCCAAGTGCAATGTCAAGCGCAATGCTACCGCTGCTACGATACTCACGCGGCTTCAACTGTGAAGCTGGAACGAGGACACCCTTACCAAATGCTTTCTCGCACTCAGCAACGATATCGGCTATTGATTGCTGCACGTAACCACCATCGTCTTTTTACCGTAGTGCATGCTCACGATCACGTGAACATCTTCGAATTCTACCCATGCGTACGGGCCATTGATGAATTCCTCATCGTCGTTCGTACGCGTACGACCTTGCACACCAACCCAACGCACCGAATCCACATGATCAAATCCGACCTTGCGCTCAGTCAGGTATGCCCAGCAACGATTCCCTATTGACCACCAAACACGCAGCCACTTCACGTGGCTATCCGAATCAATCACGCACGATCCTTGCGAAAGACCAGCTTATCATTGTCACGAGATGTAAGCACTTTGCGAATGCCGTCGAACATCTTATCGGCTACATCAAACTTCGACTTAAGGCGAGCATGTACGTGCTTCGATAGGTCCACAATCAGCGTCTCTTCAGCAGTACGAAGCTCAGCTAAAGCATTACGTTCAGGGATCGTGCCTGTCGTTCCAAGGTACTCCTGGGCGTACACGCTCTTGACTGCAGCCTTCGCGATGTCAGATTCGATTGCACTCCGATCCACCATTGATGTCAGCCGATAGAGGATCGTCGGCAATCGTAGCGTCATGCGATGCAACGTCGGTTCATCCAAATCCTTTACACGGCCATCACGGATGTCGTCCAGCATCTCCTCAACTGCTGAAATGAATTCGTCTAGCTGACCTGCATACTCATCAACCACTTCATCAACGATCCGCTCAGCTTTGCGGGCAAGCGCACGTACTTCACTGTACCGGCTCTTCAGTACGCTTTGTCTTGCGCCTTGCAGTGGCGCGAGCAGTTGTGCCTTTGCCACGTCGCGCCGTTGCTGTGAGTTCGAATCCGGCAAATCGGACATGCCATCCGAGTTGATAGAGGGCGTAGGCATGGAGCTTGTCGAGTCCTCGGTCATCTTCGAATTCCACTTTCCACTTCTTAAAGGCTGCAAGCTGCATCGCTGCTTTCGGTGTGTTGCCTTTGCCCGACACGTACTTCTTCAGCACCGGAATCGAAACAGTCGTTAGTGTCCACAGATTCGATTGCGTAAGCTGCAACAGTCGTGTGAAGTACATCCCCATCTCAAACAAATGCGCCACATTCGCTGTGTGTGCAGAACGCATGTGTTCTTCAATAAATATCGAAAAGATACGCTCATCACCACCAACTTCCAACACAAACTTGCGTATCTCATGCATGATGAACGTAAGCCGATTGTAGTTATCACGCAGAGAGTCAGCATCGGCTGGGCCGGGGACGGACTTGATGAGTTTATGACGCACACCATCACTGATCCCGGTGCTGGTCATGCTCGGATCAATCCCGATGATCAGTTCACTCTGACCAATCATCATCCCCACCCTTCTCTTGAATCGTGGGCAGGTTCGGATTCTCTTCTAAGCAGGCTGATTGGAATTCACACCACTTGCAATACGTCGTCTGCAGCGGCAGACTGATGCGCGCAGCTTCGTCGTAGAACGCTTCGATCCACTTGCGCATGTCGATATACATCTTCTGCAACCGCACACGCGTAATGTCACTGTAGTTGGCTTCGAAAATCTTAATCTCGTTCTGATCCTTGGCCTCGTACAACATCATCCATAGATCAGCTTTCCAGCCAAAGAAGTCGTACACGTGCTGCTGCTTCAGATGATCATCCTGCGGCTTGATGAGCTTATCATAGCCACGCTGATTGATCGTCTTGAAGTCGATGATTGCTGTGATCGACTTACCGTTGAACAGAAAACGAATCAGTCGGTCAATCGTACCTGAGACAAGATACTTCTCATTATAGCGCGTCTGCTCAGCCGCAAGCGTTTCGACCAGCTTCTCTTCATGCAGTGCGTCGAATAACATGTGCCAGCGGATATGTCCGAACGTGCCATTCTGCAGTGCCCGATACTGACGCGCTGGGCGAAGGATTCGATCTTCAGGGAGCGCGATTGGCTCTACCCCGGCGTCCTTCGCTGCAGCTATCGCTCGCGCTTGTACGATCTTGAACACCTGCTGCTGCTGGCACTTACCTGCAGCCGATGCACGAAACAGACCTTCTCGCGGTCGCGTATCGCGTTCTGCATACCGCGCCATATCAGCAGCGTGATCACGCAGGTAGTCATCAAATCGTCCCGACCTGCAGTAGTCGTCAACGATCTTCATCAGGGCAAGCGAAGGCGTAGTCGTCGCACGATCCGAGACTTTGATGCTCTTGACTAGCGCCTTGAGCGGCGAGTCTCGTTTACCGCCCGCCATACTTTGTCTGCAGTTGATTCATCTCTTGAAGCGTCGTGTTCAGCGACTGCATGAATTTGACCCAGCAGACGCTACAAACTTTCATGTGCAGTGCAGGCACATCGTACGTTGATCCGTCAGCGTTCACAAGCTGACCATGCGGGCCCTTCACGACAATCTCAACGTACATGTGCGAGAGGTGATTCGGATCAGCCTCACAGATGATGTCCACCGGGCTCATGTGCGCCCGCGTCTTAATTAAGTCTGAGATGTTAGGCAACGAGGTCATCCTCCGAATCGTCGTCTTCTAGCACTGTCTTGTCTCCCCAGCGTGATAACACTTCTTGGGAAACAATGATTGGTACGCGCAGCTTGTATACATTCGCCATCGCATCGGAGAGGATCGTCAGCGTCTTCTGATTGTGCTGCAGCCAATCACGCTGCACTTCGTAGAGCAGTTCGTCGTGAATTTGCAGCAGCAGTTGATACGGCCAACGGTTCGCTTCAATCAGTGCAGCTTGTTCTAGCCCAGCCCGTTTGGTGAAGTCAGCCGCACTCCCTTGAATAATGGAGTTGACCGCTTCCCGTTCAGCCATACTGTTGATCGCTTTGTCTGGGCTGAGGGCGTCAGGCAGTCTCCGTTTGCGCCCCGAGATTGTCTCAACGAAGCCATTGCGACCAACGAACGTCTTGGTGTTGTCGATAAAGCGTTTGACGCCAGGATACGTTGCGAAATACTGCGCGATGAAGTCCTTTGCCTCATCCATCGTAACGCCGGTTTTCCATGCGAGCTTCGTTGGTCCCATACCGTACAACACACCGAAGTTCACTGTCTTCGCCAGCACACGCTTTGCGACAAGATCAGGACGATCTTTGTTCGCCTCGTACTCCTCGTACGACACACCTAGCATCCCGCACATCACTGCAGTGTGAATGTCCTTGCCATCGAAGAACGCTTGGATCAGTTGCGGGTCTTCACTGAAGTGTGCAAGCAGCCGCAATTCCATCTGCTGATAGTCCATCGTCACGAACACACAGCCCGGTGATGGAACGATAGAGCGACGAATCACAGGACCAATGCGCTTCGGTAGCTGCTGCAGGTTCGGCTCTTTACACGACATGCGACCTGTCTCTGCACCCATCGTGTTGAACGTACAGTGAATCTTACCGTTGACAACGTGCAGCGGCAGCTTCTTCACAAACATCTTGTCGATAGTGCTGTACTTACGGTAGTCGAGCAGATCGCCTGCAACCTCATAACCCTGCTTCTTCAGCGTTGAGAGTGCGGCTTCGTTTACGTGATTCTCCTCAATGCGCGGCATGCCAAGCATGTCGAAGAATGCTGATGCGACCTGGGCAGGAGCGTTGAG